GGGCCCTTTCATGAGCGTTTTCTTGGCCTTACGGTCTTTCATGGTAGGAGTCAACGTTCATGATCCTGCCCAGTGGAGCAGGTTGTCTGGCGTTACGGTTTCGCTGGATGCTCAGAAGATGGACGTGAGCGTTTGGCACGTGCTTTTGCTGGCCATGCTTAAGCCGGCGAAAAAGTTGTATTTGCGGTTCGGGTGCCCCCCACAATTCTGGAGGGACGATGGTGTCGTGGAGAGTTACATGAATTTCTTTGCCATAGATAATGGCGCTGATGTTTATGTGCTTCCAGGATCCAACCCCAGTGGAGTTCCCACCACGACTGTGTCCAACACTTGGTCAGTGTTGGGGATTTGGATTGCTTTCTGCGTCGTGGTTCTCAAGTTGTCCGTTGTCGAAGCTTTAGATAGAGCTTGTGCTTATGGCGACGACTTGGCTGTTCAACTAGATCAGCGCCGCGTGCGAGAGTTTTGCAACTTCTCTTATCAGAACTTTGGCATCACGTTGGAGGAAGAGCCTTTGCGCAATGGGAACCTTGTGTTTCTTAAGCGCGAGATATGGCTTCGAGACGGCGTTTATAGGGCGCCGTTGGATTTGGTTTCGATCTTGCATTGTTTGACCAGGTATTCGCCTGGTGAGAACCTTACGCAGACGATGCGAAACGAGTTGGCTTGCATTTCCATGTTCCATGAAATGCTCCAGTATGGTGGTCGCGAGGAGGCGGCCATGATCTTGGAGTGGATCATGGTGACTTGGTTTGCCAGTGGCTTAGGGCAGTTCAGGGATGCGATGGTTGACCCACAATATGTGGGTAAACTATTGCAGCTCTGAGAGTCTTTTCGCGTGAGCCGCGCGTTAGAAACTGGTCGCTATGCCCAAGCGACCTGGCAGGTGTGGTGTTGGCAGCGGTGCGAGCTAGATCGTACGTGTTAGTTTACACACTTTTGTAGGGATGGCCCACCTAAGGGCTCGTGTTGGCGTCGGGTTATGAAACCAGTTTTCCCCACGATTGGGCCTTAGCCCAACACGTAGTCGGGCCCCTCGTGGCCCACCCCTATTTAGGGGAGCGTGACGGCAATGGGGATCGTGACACTTGGCGCTGAGACGCGCTTTGATGTCCTAAAGAAAGTCTCGCCACACAAACAACTTCTGATAATGTGATGACCATTTCAAAACATCCTGCTACGGCGTTCGACGATGCAGAGGATCCCGTCGTTGAGCAGTTACCATCAAAATCGCCCTGGCCCACTCTCACCACTGGGTCCACTGACATTGCCAACTTCTTCTCCAGGCCAGTTGAGGTTGGCACTTTCACTTGGGACAACACTGCTACCACCAAGCAGAATTTCTTCCCTTTCAAGCTGTACACGGCTGTGTCTGACGTGACCACCAAGTTGTATGGCATCAGTTCTATGCGGTTCACTTTGTGCATGCGCACCATGCACAATGGGACGCCTTACCATAGCGGTCTTTTAGTTGCGGGCTATTTCCCTGGGCCCTATACTGCCGCTACTCCTGTGGCGTCAACTTACTGGCCGCAGACTTTTCAGGGGCCTTCTTTGCATATAGACGCGAACTCTACGGCTCCCTGTGAGTTGCGTGTGCCTTTCTTTTGGCATGATCCTTACTTTCCTATGTGTTTGCAGGATGGCTCTGGTTCTGCACAAAATTACGCTTCTCTCTATTTCACTAACACTCAATGCGTCTTGGCGAAAGCCGATGTCGCGTCGCCTACGCTGTTGGTGAAGCTTTTTGTCTGGCTGGAAGATGTCGAGTTTGGCCCCTTGACGCCATACAATTACATACCCTCGATGAAGTTCTCCGAGGCGGCTGGTGCCGTGGCAGATGCAGCGAAATTTGGCGCCGGGTTTTTGTCCCCTACGACTGTACCGGGCGCCTTTTTGTCAGCAACGGCTGTTGTAGCTCGTGGAGTCGCCACAGTTGCCAGGGCTTTGGGTTTTGCGTCCCCATTCGCGGCCCAACCTTCGGTGGTGGTTAAACCTGTCGGCACGACGCAGATGGCGTTGACTGATGTGGTTGACTACTCCCAACGTCTTGCCATGCATGCCACTGCTGGCAGAAGCGTGGCTCCGGTGGACATCGGGGTGGGTCCGGTGGACCACATGGCCTTTTCGTACAT